TCAGACGGCAGCCACTTCCTTCTTCACGCTCTGCGCATCAATACCGGCGTCGATAAAGAACTCGTCCACCTGCTCCACGCTAAGCCTGGAGGCGAAGGTCTCTGCAACCTTGGCGTCAGCGCGCACAGCCTTGATCACCGCTTCCTTGTCGAGGGTCACCTTCACCCGCAGGAAGTCCTTCGCGCGCACCCAGCGAAGCCCCTGCAGCCAGCCAACCACATCACCCAGCTTGACCTTGCGCGCCAACTTCACAGCCGGTGGTGTCTTGCGGATGCCGATCTTCGCCCCGCCCAGCTCGGCCGATCTCTTACCCTTGGCGATATAGGCCGCGCCGCCAGCCTCCCACCATGCCTGTAGCGCCATGAACAACGGGCGAGCCTCGGCATCGATCTCGGCCAGCAGGTCTGCGCGCTGTTCCTTCACGCGCGCGATAGCTTCATCTGCGGCCAGTTCCTCCAGCAGGCGGGCGCGCTCGAGCTCGCAATATTCGTGAATCATGATCAGCGCTTCATCGAGGTTCGCGGGCGGATCGGCGGCAAGGGACTTTCGGCGGGACATCGGACATTCTCCTCAATTCGGGACTATCAGAATGCAGGCAACACCAGGGCCATCAGCCGCCCCAGTGCAGGCAGACGATCAGGCAAATCTGGATGAAGTTCAGGAACAGCGAGACACCGCACAGGTCGCAGTGCTTCGCGTTCTGGGCGGCGATCCATGCGTGGAGGGAGGTCATCGCTCGCGCACCCGGTAAAGCACGCTGCGCTCGTCAATCCGGCCTTGGCTGGTCTCAACACGGCAGGCGACCACATAGTCCTTGCGGTCGATGCCCCCGCTGATGCGGTACGACACCACGCCATCGGCCTGTGTGACCTGATCGACCGTGATCCCATCGGGGGCGGTCATGGACTGCGCGGTGATCGCCTCGCCGTCTTGCAACCACGATGCCCAGCTTATGCTGTGGCGAAGCGTGGCTTGCGGGTCTTTGGGCGGCGCGGTGAATGTGAATGACATTAGGCAACCTCGGCATCGACGGTGAAAACGGTTTGCTCGCGCGCGACGGTGAACACGGTCGGCTCCAGCGCAACTGAGAAGACAAGCGAGGCCGGGAAGACCTCGAAATCGGAATATGCCCCGACGCCCGCCGCTTCGGGCGTGCCGAGCGTGAGCGCGGGGGCGAGTGCTTCGGCTGTCCCGGTGACGCCCGCGACAAGGAATTGCGCCGATGCGCTGGCGGTCGGTTGGCCGAGCACAAGCGCAGGCGCGATGGCTGCCCCGATGCCCTCCGCACCTTCGACAAAAAACGAACCAACGCCAGACGCAACCGGAGCGCCAAAGGCAAGCGCAGGCGCGACAGCAACCGCTTCGCCAGCGACGGGCGCAATTGTAATGCCCGCGCCATCGGCCAGCGGATTGCCGAGCGTGAGAACCGGAGCAACAGCCACAACAGTTCCGGCAACGCCTGCCGCGACAAAAGCACCCGAACCCGACGCATCAGGCTGGCCTAGGCTTATTGCCGGGGCTTGCGCCTCACCCGTCCCTGCAACAGGTTCGACAGCGTATGATCCCGCGCCAGAGGACGCAGGATCGCCAAGGACAAGCTCCGGGGCAACAGCAGCGCCTGTGCCTGTGATCGCAAGCGACAGCGCACCTACAGCAGCGGCAATTGGTGCGCCGAGCGAGAGCAGCGGGGCGGATGCTGCGCCAGCGCCGGTGACGCCAGCGACTGAGCTTTCCAACAGGATCGCATCGCCATCTTCCTGAAGCAGTTTAAAGCCGTCTTCCTTCAAGAGGAACATTTATCAGTCCTCCAAATCAGCAGCCGATGCCCTGCAATGCCCTGCACCAAAAATCCCGTCGATCACCCGCTCCGCCGCCAAGGCCCACCAGCGGCCAGCAATGGCATTGCGGCCAACGCGGGACGAGAACGGCTCATCAGGATCAGGCTCGCTGCCCCGTCCGGTAATCACCCACCACAGGCCCGCTATCGTCGTGTTGACGATGCCCTGGGTGAGAGCCACGCCGAACAGGTAAAGCCAGCGACGGAAGCGGGTAAGCATCACAGACCCTCGGCAGCGCGGAACAGATCGTCGATCTGCTCGTCGGTCAGGCCCAGCGCCGGAGCCAGCGCGTTAATTAGCGCGCTGCCCCGCTCGATGGCGAGGGCATATTCCCACTCGATCCGCGCCGCTTCGCCTTGCACTCCGGGCATGGAAACAAGGGTCTGTTCGACCGTTGCCAGCATTCCCGCGCCGAGGAGCGCTAGGCGGGCTTGGCGAGCTGTGACCGAAGGAGGGACCGGCAAAGACACGGGGCCGAAGAAATCGAGGATAGCTGCCTGCAAATCTTCGCCACTCTCGACTAGGCGCTCTTGCCCGTCGTCCTTGGTCAAAAGGGCAGAGCCGTCAGGATGAAATGTTTGTTTCATGTTATGTCACCACAAATCTAAAGCCTGCGGCACGGTTATTCGCTGCGCCATAGGAAAACGCGTCAGTGCCAAAGCTGCCTGTGAGTGTCGGGAACGGATCAGCAAACGTCATGTTCTTTTGGATGTAACCAACACCAGTTTGGGGAGAGCCCTCCACGCCAATAAAACTCAGAAGATAGCCGGGGGCTATGCCACCCAGCACCTGCATGTGCGTCGCACCGTCGCCCACGTGACCAGCCCAATGCCAGCCCCTTTCCAGCGATAATGACAGTCCGGCGAAGCTGGTGTTTGAAAGCGTCAAAGGGAAAGATGCCGACGCAAAAACCGGATCACCTGCGGGATAAAGGGTAAGCGGCGATGCAGCGTAAATCGCGAGCTTTGCATTGCCGCCTGCGTTATTATGTGAGGCTCGAATTTCACTAATCGACACCGCCTGCTCGACAAATACTGGCGAGAGGTAGAGAAGGTTTGCGGCGGGAGCATTGGAGGTCGTGGTGTTATGGCTTCCGGGGGGCTTGAACAGGTATTCACGCCCAGACTTGTAGTCCGTCGAGTCCCTGACCTGTAGCAACGTAGCCCGCCGAGTCTCCCCGTCCTGCACAATCGGCACCTGCCCAGTCCCCGCCAGCGGCAGGGTTGCTGCGGGGAGTTCGCTAATTTTTGCGTCAGCCATTGCGGCCTCCTATCAAGCGTAAGAAGCGGTCTGCGTGATCGTCAGCGAGGTCACGGAAACCGAACCGCCCGCCACGATCTGCCCGCTCGACAGGTTCGAGAGGTTCAACTCCTGCCCCGATGCGCCTGCGGTTCCCTGATAGACAACCGTGGTGCCGTTCGATGCGAGCAGCCGGAAAAAGGTGGGCGTGCCGGTCGCGTCCGCGCTGCTATCCGCCGTGATCGCGTTGGCAGTCGCCACGCCCGCCGAAGCCGCGCCGAACGCGGTTGCTCCAAGCGGAAGCTGTGCCAGCATAGTATTTCCCGAAAGCGCCGCGTCCGCATTGGCCGGAGCCGTGCCGGAATAGATGCGCAGTGAGCCGTTATTGAGGGTCGCGGTGATGGCATCGATGGCCGCATTGCGGGCCGCGTTGGCACCGGTTGTCCGGGCCGCACTTGCAAAAGTTCCCATATCAATCATCCTTTCGTTTTAAAATCTCGACCCGCACGCCGTCACCGTCGCGCCAGACCTTCCATTGACCCGGAGCTGCAATGCGCTCGGCACGCCCAGAGCGGACGCGCCACATCGCGAGGCCCAGCTGCAGCCAGTGCTTCACTTGCACGGCTCGCCCTCAGGGCACTCGTCCTCGATCGGCACCAGCGTGGGCTCGGGGCGAGGCTGCACTTCGCCTTCACAGGCGGTGAGGGTGGCGAGAGCGGCCACAGAGGCCAGGCAGATCAGGGTCTTCATGGTTCAGTCCTTTCTTCAGTCAGAGCATGGCCGCAGCCGTTCGGAAAAGATCGTCGATCTGGGTTTCGGTCAGGCCAAGCTGGCCGCCGATGGAATTGATGAGCGCGCTCGATCGCGTCACGCTGCCGGCGTATTCCCATTCGATCCGCGCAGCCTCGCCCTCGTCTCCGGGCAGAGCCTCGAGAAATTGCCGCACCGTCGACAGCAGGCCCGCACCCAGCAGCGCCAGACGCGCCTGCCGCATCGAAACCTCTTGCGGCACCGGATGCGTGCTGAACCCAAGCGTGGCCTCCCAATCGGCGCGCGCCTGATCGAGATCGGCCTGCTGCGTGCCCTCGGGCAGCTCCAGCGTCAGCTCGCCGAAGTGGAAGGTGAAGCGCCCGGTGTCGGGATCCTGCGTGACAAAGAACTCGCTCATCACCCCTCCAGAAACGTCTCGGATGCGACCTGGGCACCGCCTGCCGTTCCCGGCGACCGAATCTCGGTCAGCCGGAATTCGAACGCGCGCCGTGCCCCGGTCGAATTGGTGAAGGTGGCGGAGACGTTATCGGCCCCCGGCTCACTGGCGTTGATCGGGGAGCCGGGCCCGGTGGCCACCGTCACCCAGGTGCTTGCGCCCAGTTGCCGCTGCTCGATCCGCGCGGTGATCGTCCCGCTGTTGCCGCCTGCCAGTCTCGCGATCTGGCCGGTCAGGAACCGGCTGCCGCCATTGTCGATCGACCGCGTGATGATCTCCTGAAAACCCACTGTCAGGCGCGTGGCCGCTTCCGGCGCGGGCACGTAGGTGACATTCATCGGCAGATCGACCGCCGCGCCATCGGTATGCGTATAGCGCACCGTGTAGGCCCCGCTTGCGACGATGCCGGAGAGCGTGACCGTGCCGGTGCTCGAATTGATGCTGGCCGATCCTGCCCCAAGGTTCTGTCCGGGCAGGCTCCAAGTTCCCCCGGTGATCGTCGTCGTCTCGCGGCGGGCCGTGTGCGTCACGGTGCGATTGCCGACATTGCCCGCCTCGCCCTGCTTGACCTCGATCACCGGGAACTGGGGCACGATGGTTCGTTGCTGAGTCGCGGTTACGTCCGCGCCGTCGTCGGCATTCGGACCGGGAACGAAGGCCGGATGCGCGGTCTGGTCTGCTGTCGCCGAAGTCACCATCGGCTCGGCGATGGCAAGTCGAACGTCTTGGGTTGAACCTGTGCTTGTGAAGCGCAGTTCGAACCGACCAAACCACCGATTGGCGGGCACCGTGACGAAGGCCCGCTGCATTCCGGCCGAATTGCCGATCAGACCCGTACCGCTGGCAATGACAGTTGCAGAGCCAGTTGCCAGGCTTGCATCATACGTCCAGAATTCAAGCTGCCACGCCCCGTTGGCAGCCCCCTGTCGCGAAACAAGCGATTGCACCGAAAGGCGCTCGCCCGGCGTTAGCTTGATCGCATCGCGCCTATCATTGCCGATGGAGAATTGCTGGCCGACCGCACTGACAAAACTGGAGCCACTGAAGAAGCGCACACCAGCCCCTGTCGCGTTGTAGTCTGTCGCGATAGACAGGCCCTGAGGATTGTGCAGCACCGCATAGCCGCGATCACCCTCCATCCGCGAGAACGGCACTCGGTTGGAGTCGCCAGCAGGAACACTGCTGGCCCGCCTGCTCGCTTCGTCAGCGATCCCGTCCAGCACTGTCTGGCGCGCATCGTAATAATCCACGAACCGCTCGTTGAAGAGCGGGCGCGTGATTGCGGTATTGGTCGCGCTGTCGATCGCGAGTGTGGCGAGATAGTCGATCAGGTCATCGTATTTTTCATCGAACGGGCCAACATTCACACCAAGCGTCACCGCGCGCGCCCGGATCGTCGGATACTCTGCGATAATCGCATCGCGCTGCTTCCTGATTTCCGGCTTCTCGTCGCGCGAAAGGATGTTGTCGCTGGTGATCGTGTTGATGACCGCATTGGCTGCGTCCGCATTCGCCTGCGCTGCTGCTGCATCCGCAAGCGCCTGCGCTGCGACCGCTGTGTCGCGGTCGATACGAACCAAGGTGATCCGGTCGGTGATGCCGCCCAGCGTCGCCTCGACCGTCACCTGTCGATTGCTCCCGAAATTGGCGACCGAAAGCGTGCGCGTGTTGCCGCTGCCACCCAGCGTCACCGAAGGGGTAGTGGACCAGGCGACGGTGCCGGGAAGATTACTCAGCAGCGCCTCGAGCGTGATCGTCTGCGACCCCGGAGCCGCCGCGCCATCGGTGAAGGTGAATGCCTGCGCGCTCGCCTTCAGCGCAAGCGTTGGCCCCAAGACGACTTCCTGCACCTTGAAGGTCGAGTATTCCAGATCGGTCGGTGTGCTGCCGCCATCGCCATAGGTGAAGCCGACATTGAAGGAGCGGCCATTCGCCGGGGTCGGCAGGTAGCCGTTCGGCCCCATGATGACTTCGAAATAGCGCCACGATCCGGGGACGTTTGCGATGTTGGGCCAGTAAGAATAGGTGCCGTTGTTCCAGCCCGCAGGGCCGGGGGAAATGTTGGCTCCCGCCGCATCGGCGAAAGCGGTGGTGATGCGGAAATTGCGGTTTCCGGTGGTCTTCGCCCAGACCGAGAGCTTGTAGGTCTTGGTCGGGTCAAGCGGCATCGGCGCGCTGAACAAGCTTCGAATTCTCGCCGTGGTCTCCACCGCGCGGATAGCCTTGCCACCGATCGGCAGATCGGAAGGTGTGACCACGCTGTAGGTCGCCCCGCCACCGGTCGAGGAAAGCGGAGAATTCCTCGCAGTCCCCCCGAACCAGCGATCAAGATCGTCGGTCTGCGTGCCCGGATTGATCGAGGCACCGTCAGCCCCGTCGACGCCCGCCTTGGACTTCGCCAGCGTATAGGTGCGGTCGTAATTCACACCCGCCCAAGCCGCTCGGATCGTGGCCGTGGCGAGGTCAACGCCGGGATCGGTGACAGTATAGACACCCGTGCTGGAATTGATGCTGATCCAGCTTGGTGATGCGGGCGATTGCGCCGCAATCGAAAAGGTCGGCGTCAGCACGGTGTCGCCGCGCAGCAAGCGGATCTGCCCGCCCGCGCCGGTATAGCTGCCACCACTGCCATCCTGCGCCGTGGCCACGACATGCGCCTCGTTCGACACCAGCACGCTGATGCCGGGCAGGCCATCATCACCCGCAGGCCCGCTGCCCGCCTGAGCAATCAGCGCCCAACGCGCCACATCGGGCGGCGCGTTGCCAGTGCTGCTCGCCACGATCAGGCGATAGGACGAACCCGAGAAGATAACCTCGTCACCGCGCACATAGGCCGTGCCCGCGTCATAGCTTCCGCGCGCCACGTTGCGGGTGCCGCCGGGTTCGGCAGGCTGCAGCTGCGAAACCGCCGTCCCGTCCGGGTAGGCAAGCGCGCCGGCCGTGATCGGTCCGATCACCCGCCGATCGCCGAGGATCCCGTCGACGACATAGGATACGGCGACCCAGAAGGTTCCGTTCGAGGCCACAGGGATATCGAACCGGGTGACATCGGGGCGCGAGGTGGAGGCGAACGTCCACACCGTCCCGGCATTGGGCGCGCCTGCCTGAAGGACGTATTCGAACACCACGAACTGCGCCGCCGGATCGTCCGCCGCGCCGGTGACCCGCAAAGCAGGCACCCGCACCCCGCCGCCGTCGATCTGTATTCCGGCCGCGCTCCATGCGCCCTCCGCCGGAGCGGCCACCAATGGCGGCGCAGGCTGGTCGTTCGCGATCGACCCGTCATCAAGCGGCGCGGTATCGCTGAAGACGCTCGCCGAGATCTGGCGCAGCGTCAGCTCATGGTGCCAGGCCTGATCAGACCCCCAGGCCTCGACCCGGAAGGTGAAGGTCGCCCCGCCAAAGTGGCGATCGCTTTGCCAGGTTACCCAGTCCCCCTCTTCGATGAAGGCGAATCGCGGCGGCAGCTTCACCTGGCCGCGCCCCCACAGGCGCCCCAGGCGGCGGATGATCTCGGCCACCCGCTGCGCCTGTCCGCCGTTCGTGACGAAGTCGAGCTGGGGCTGCTGTTCCCTTGGCCCGCCATCGGAGACGATATCGGCCAGCTCGCGCCGCACCGGGGCGCTGTGCAGGTTCCAGCGCTGAGCCGGTTCGACATAGCGCGCGGCGACGGTGTTGATCCAGCCATTGTCCTGCTGGCCAAGGAAGTCGCTCCACTGCACCGTGCTGCCAACCAGAAGATCGGCATCGGTGAAGTGGGCAACCGGGGCCTTTGCCTCGCCGGGATCGACCTCGACAGCGCCTTCCGGCTGGCTGATCACCCCGCCCACTGCCACGGCGAAATCGCTCTCGATGTCGATAAACGGCTCGTTGGATGAAACGATGCCACCGATGCGGTAACGCGCCGTGCCTGCGACTATCTCGTCGCACAGATTGGCGCGGGCGAAGACGTTGGCGGGCGGGGCCTCGATCGCGGAAAGCCCGCGTCCGATCAGCAGCATCCCCGGCTGGTCGGTCAGATCCCCGGCATAGATCCCGCGCTGCCAGTTGTGCCGGATGTCGATCGGGTTCTCGGTCCACTCCCAGGTGGCCGGATCGCTGCGTCGGTGCGCGCCACTGCCGCCAACGGTGCTGTCCTTCCTCGGCTGGTAGCACCTGAGGCCGCGAACCACCCAGCGAAAGCGCGGGCGTCCGCTCGGCCAGACCGGGTTCTTGGCCTTCTCGTCGTCCGACTTGTAGGCGACGACGACATAGGCGACACCGCGCCCGCGATCGTTCGCGGTCCAGCCCGGCCCATTCGATGTCAGGATCGCCGGCACCGTCTGGCCCCAGGTGCCGGATCGCCAGAACACCTGCAGCTGGTTGTTGAACCCGGCAACGTTGCCGTCGGCGGTGAAGGCGACATAGCGATCGTCGACGAAGAAGCCTTCCAGCGCGTCGCAGCGGTGATCGGCCAGCGCGATCACCAGCACCTCCCAGTCGGTGCCGTATTTTCCGCCATAGTTGAACGCATCGACCAGCGAGCCGGACACCGCCGCGCGCCCGAAGATCGCCTGGCGCGGCTGCTCGCCAGCCTGCAGCGTGGCAGCCACCGCCGCGCGGCGGGGACCGCGCGGTGATCCCAGCAGGGCGCGTGCACCGGCAGAGAACAGCGCTGCGCCGATCGTGGCGCCCAGCGGCCCGCCGATCGCAAAGCCGATCGCGGCCCCGACAATGGTGGACCCGATCGAAACGATGCCGCGAATGACCTTACTCATCGCCGATCACCCCGGCCGGCTTCCCGGTCACCGACCAGGCCATGGTCATCTCGTTGCGCCACAGCCGCTCGACCCCGGTCTCTCCGGGACCAACCAGTGTTGCCCCTTCCACCACCATCAGCCGCACGCCGAATGCCGCATCGGGCAGCCCGGCTATATCGCCGCGCGTAGCCAGCGCCGCGGGCACACGATCGAACCGCGCGTCCAGCGCTGCGATCAGCCCGCCCAGCGATCGGGCCACCTTCAGCGCCTGTGCCCTGTTCTTCCAGTCAGGCAGATCGGCCAGGTGATCGACGCCGGTCTGTGCGTGGGCGCAGGCCAGCGCAAAGCTGACGCAGCAGCGCCCCTTCTGCCAGTCATGCGACAGGCCCCGCCGCAGCTCGATCTCGCAGATCAGGGAAACAGGGTCGCGCACGATCACCGTTCCACCTCGTCGCGATTGCGCACGTCGCGGCCGCCACCGCCGCCCACGACGGTTCCCGCGCGCGCAGGTCGCCTGCCACCCCAGTAAAGCGTCTTCTCACCGGCGTATGAGACGTTCTTGAAGAAGCCGTCATTGGCGTCGATCAGGCGCTGGTCAGCATCCGACCGCATGCGCGCTCCGCGGCGGCCAAGGCCCTTTGCAGCGGTCTCCAGCTGCGCGGTGATGCTCGCCGTGCCGCCGATTTCCTCCTGGCGCTGCAGCGTATCCAGCCGCCCGCGCGCCCAGACGTTGAAATCCAGCAGCGTGTTGCCGGTCTGGTCGAAGATCAGCCTCCACAGGATCGTCGGCGCGCCCGAGACTTCCGCCGCATCGAGCAGGGCCAGCGTCTCTGGCTCGATCCCGGACAATGTCAGGGTGATGTTCTGTGCTGCATCGCCCAGTGCGCCGCCCACAACCTGCACCAGGCCGCGATCGCCGACGCCCTCGAATGTGCGACCATCGAATTCGATCTCGCTCCATCCGCCCCACACGCGAAGGGGCGGATCGCTGACGATCTCGATCGCTCCGGTGACGATGGCCTGTCCGGCCGCAAGCGCGTCCAGCGCGGCAGGGGCGATGATCTTCATGCGCGCAGATCCTGAATGCCCACGATCGTCCCGCCGCCCAGCGCGCGCGCGGTGATGATCGGCCCCAGCCCGCTTTGCTCGGGCAGCAGCTGCATCACGCACATCGGGTTGTCGAGATGCGCGATCGCACCCGATGGCACGATCGCGGTGTTCAGCGGTGGCTCGATCATCACCAGCGCCTGCCCGGCACCGGTTGCGGTCGCGGGCAGTACCGCGCGCGCCATCGTGCGCCGGTCGAAATCGGGACCATTCCAGCGCAACCCGATGTAATCGCCCACGGCGATCTGGAACCCGGGCGGAAGGCCGTTCAGCGTCATCCGCGCATCACCATTGCTGTCGATGGCCTGCAGCCAGCTGGTCGCGCTGCCATCGAACGCGCCACCCCCGGCGCGGGTCAACCCGGCAAATCCGCCGCGATAGTTCAGCGGGAACCGGCGGGTCGGATCGTAGGCGTAGAAGCGCCGGATGCGTCCGCGCAGGCGGTCGAAGAACGCCTGCCAGCTGTCGGCACTGTCAGGGTCGCTGCGTTCAAGTTCGAAGCGCGCGGACCACAGCGGCCAGCCCGCCTGCACGCCGCCCTGGCGTCCGCTTGCCTCCGGCGCGGCATAGTCGATCCGTTCGATATCCAGCCGCACGCGGGCGATGCCGCTGGGTGTATCGGGCTGCGCAAGGATCATGGGATCAATCTCCGGTCCTGCGCCTCGCGCACGATGGTGACGATGCGACCAGGCAGACCGTCCTGCAGCTCGGAAAGCTGGGCACGAAGCCGCGCGATCGCCGCAGCATCCGCCCCGGTCGCATCGATGCTGATCGGGATGGTGATGCTGGATCCGCCCAGCATGCGGCGGCTGTCGGAGTTGGAAAGGATGCTCAGGCCGCTGGTCCCGCCAAAGGCCAGTTCCGGCCCTTCCTCGCCAACCACCGCGAACTTGCCACTGGGGATCGGGCCGCCAAGCGCGCGCCCGCCAACGAACGATCCAAGAATGGCATCGAAACCGCCTCCAGAAGACGGGATCGATCCGCCGCTGGAGAGCAAGCCACCAGCACCGCCACCGAAGATTGCGTCGGCCAGCGGGGCGATGATCGCGCGCTGGATCGCGATGCGCAGCAGATCGGCGATGATCTGGTCGGCGACCGAGCTGAAGACGTCGCCCAGCGATCGCACGCCGCGGATAGCATCGACCAGGCCGTTGTTGAGACTGTCCAGCCCGTCGATCTTGATCAGGTCGATCGCCTCGTTGATCTGCTCGGGCGTCTGGTTGAGATCGCGCAGATAGCGATCCAGCGTGGTCTCGTTCGCCCGTGCCACCGCCGCCTGCCGGTCGCCCGAGGTGGCGCGCAGAGCGTTCAACCGGAGATCGGCATATTCCTTCTCTTTGTCGTTCGCAGTTTCGCTGTCGATAACGGCCTGCATCCGCGATTCAAGGAAGCGCTCCTCCGCCGCCAGCAGCGCCAGCGCGATCGCCTTCCTCTCGCCCTCGCTGTTCGCCAGATCCAGCTGGATCTGCAGCGCGTCCTGTTCGGCGCGATAACGCTCCTCGGTCAGCGCCAGCGCATCGCCTTCCAGCTCGCGGCGCTGGGCAAACTCGATGGCCTGCAATTCGGCATCGGCAAGGCGGGTGGTCGCGGCCTCCAGATCGGCCTTCTGCAGCTCGCTGTAGTGTTCGTCCGCCGCGATCTCATCCAGCGCGTCACGCCGCGCCCATTCAACCTGCCGCGCCTCCAGCTCGGCGCGTTCGTCGGCGCTGGTGGCGATGGCGATGCGTGCGCTCAGGATGCGCTGGGTGATGCGCTGCAGATCGTCCTCGAACCGCGCGGCGGTCTCCGCCTCGCTCGGCCCGGTGCGCCCGCCGCCACCGCCGCCGCGACCGGGCCTCAGAAAGCCCTGAAGTGCATCTTGATCGCCGTTTAGAGCCCGCTCAAGATTGTCCGCGATGCCAAGACTGCGCTTAGCCATGTCGTCCTGCTGGATTGCACCCACCGCTCGGAAATAGGCCTCGTCGGTGATCAGCGTCCCCCGATAGCTGCGCAGTTGTTCCAGCGCCTGCTGCGCGGTGTTGGTGCCGTCGACATAGCGCTGCACCACAGCCTCGGTCCCGTCACCTTGGCGGCCAACGCTGAGCCCGCCCCCCATTCCGCCACGCAAAACGATCTCGCCCTTGCGAATATCGCGCATGGTGGTCTGCGCCTGCATCTGCGAACGCTCAGCCTCGAACCGCATGGTCGCGGCCTGCGCTCGCGCGAGGTTCCAAAGCTCATTTGTCTGATTGACGATCTTGCCGGTAGTAAGGTCGATCACGCCGCCCAGAATGCTCTGCGCATCTCCCATCCGGTCACTGGCCAGGTCGACCGCCTCGATCGCCTTTTCCGCCTCGAACAGCTTGCCGATGAACGGCGTCAGCACCACCACCGCGCTGGTGATTGCGATCCCCCACGGCCCACCCAGGAAACCGGCGAGGCGGCTGGTCCCGCCCGTCATCATCTGCACAGCCTGCATCACCTGGCCGGATTGCGATGCGAAGATCTGCATCGGCCGCGCGCCCAGCGCGTACATCGTGGCGACATCGTTCAGCTGGAAGCTCAGCTGCTGCATCCCCGCGCGCTGCGCCCCGGCAGAGGCGGTGACCGTGCGCCCGCCCGCCTCGAAGTTCTGCGACATGGCGCGCGCCTTCGTGCCCGCCTCGGCCATCTCGTCGCCCAGCCGGTCGCTGCTGGCCGCCGTCTTGTCCATCGCAGTGCCCAGCTGCTCGGATGCGCCCTTCGCGCGGGCCACGTCAGTGTAGAACGTGCCGTCGTCGGTGCGGATCGCAAGGAGGGCGCTGCCGAGCGTCTCAGCCATCGGAAGGCTCCGCCGACGGTGCGCTCATCCCGCCGATCCCCATCCCGGCCCTGTCCTTCGCGCTTGCGGGCCGCGCCTTCTGCGGGCCGGTCGCTGCGCGCTGCAGGCGCCGTAACAGGTTGTCGCCCACGTCGCTCTTGAGGTTGCCGCCGCCCAGGGCGACGTCCTCGATCCGGGCGATCCGTTCGCTTGCGTGGATGGCCGGCATCATCGTGATCAGGCTCGCGACCACAACCGAAGGAAGCTCTTCCAGCAGCTCGCGAGGGCTGAGGTGATAGAACCGCACCAGCCGCGGCAGGATGCGTCCCCAGTCTGGATCACGCCGCTCTGTGTCTGCCCCGGCAGAGGGAACTCCGGCGTCGTCCCCGCCGCCCGGTGCATCGCTCCTGCCACCTGGGCTGCGGATCGCAGCAGGAGCGCGGTAAAAACCTCGACGATCGCCAGCTTGTGCTGACCTGAAAGCTTGGCGAAAAGATCATCGCCGACATCCACCAGAACCGCGCGCGCGGCCAGGTCCACCAGCTGGTCCTGCTCCTTCGCCGCTTCCTCACCATCCTGCTGCTGCAGCGCGCGGATCCGCTCGCCCCAGCGGATGAAGCGGTGGTTCTGGATCACGCTCAGCTCGTCAGGGCTGAAGATCTCGTGAAACTCGCCGTCGATCTTGATGACCGGGCGCGTGATCTGCGTGAATAGGTCGAGCAGTGGTTCGGTGGTGGCCTCGGCCATGGCGGGTGCTCCGGTCAGGGGAAGAATGGCGGCCGGGGCTGCGCGCGCCCGGCCGCCAGCGCGATCAGGCCAGCGGGGCCTGGTGCTGCGTGATGTAGCGCCCGAAACGCTGCTCGGGGTCGGTCGCCTGCAGATCTTCCAGCACCATGAAGGTCAGCGCCAGCGCCGCACCCTGGCCGCCCTTGCGGAACACCGGCTCGGGGCTGGCGCTCTCGTAGACGCGCGGGAACTCGTACTGCATGTTCATGGTCTCGTCCTCGGGCGAAAGGCCGCGCGCCAGCAGCGCGAACTCGCGGGTGCGCCCGACGCTCTGCGAAAGGCCGATCCTCTTGAAACCGGCCGTGCCGCTTCCCGCAGCGACCGTGGTCACCTCGTTGCCGTTCAGCGCACGACTGTAGGTCTCGATCGTCAGGTCGAGCAGCGTCATGCGCAGCATCAGTTCCTCGCTCTCGAGGAAGGCCTTGACCGGCCCGCTCGATCCCGCGGTGCGCACGTTGCTGTAGTTCTTCGAATGGCTCACTGTCACGCCTTCCTCGGAAAGGCTGCGGTCGCCGTTCTTGCCCAGCAGCGACCAGTCTCCGGTCGGATTGACGTTGATGAGCGGGAAGGCAGTACCGATGGGCGCGATGTAGACCGAAAGCGGCGCGCCGATGATTTCAAAAGGGGACATGGCGATTACTCCTCAGGATGAAACTTGATTGAGCCCGAACAGGGCCTGGAAGGACTGGAAGTGGCGCGGCCATTCGGTGCCGGGCTCGCGCCCCTGGCTGCGCCCGCCCGCGCTGTTGACCCAGAAGATGCGGCACCCTGCGAAGGTGCCGGTCTCCAGGCCGCGCAGCGCGAGGGCAGCGGCGGCGAGGGTGCGGCCCGCCTCGAACGGCGTCTCGCCGAACGCGAAAAGGTCGAAGCGCTGCGTATCGTGCTGCAGCTTGCTCTCGCCGGTGGTGGAAACCCCGCCTGAAAGCCGCACCAGCAGCGCCTTGCGCGGCATCGGCGCGGCCTCGTCCTCGGGCAGCTCGCCCGCGAACACGCGCGTTTCCACCAGCGCGGTGACGCTGGCCTGCGCCAGCAGGAAGGCGCGGATGCCCGCTTCCAGATCAGCCGGCTCAGCCACGCTGGCCTGCCTGCCGTTCGAACGCGGCGCGGATCTTCGCGGGCAGCTGCGGATAGTTGGCGTCGGCGGCCGGGCGAAGGTAGGGGCGCGGCGGGATCGTCACGCTCTTGACCAGGCGCACGCTGCCATCGGGCTGAGGGATCGCCAGCGCGCGCGCCTTGACCGGCACGATCGTGCCGCCCAGTTCGTGGATCAGGGCGTAGTTGTTTTTCCTGACGCCCCACATTCCCTCAACCCCGCCCTCGATCGTGCGCGCATATTCGGCGACTTGGATATCGCCTTCCAGAGTGCCGCTCTGGTTCTTCCAGGGATGGTTGTTCTTGGCGTGGACGACGCAATCGGCCATCACTTCGTCCACGCCTTCGATGCAGGCCCGCCGCATCTTGGCCGTCAGCGCATCGCCGTTCCATTTGAGCGATTGCGACATCACCCGATCCTCTGCAAGGCCAGCTCGCGGTGCAAGTGCTTGAACTGGACAGGGCCTTCCACCTTCAGCCGCCCGGCGATGATCACCGTGCCGCTGCGGTCGCGCACTTGCGCGATCTCGTCGCCTTCGCGGATATCGGCCGACAGCGAGACCATCGCGCGCAGGTCCTCGATCATCGCGGTCTTCTGGCCGTCCGCCAGCTCGCGGCTGCTGTTCGAATAGACAAAGCACGGGAGCGCAGCGTGCAGCTGCTGGAAATCGGGCAGCGCCGGGCCGCCATGCGGGTTGGTCCCGGTGGCGACGTTGCGCTCCACAAGGGCGCGCATGGTGAGCCGCGCCGCGATCATTTGTGCCCCCGCTCGGCGAGGCCGAAGATCCAGCCGACGAACGCGAAGGCGACCATGAACGGCCACGCGAACGCGAAAAGGAAGACCAGCACCCCCCGTTCGACCAGCGTGTCCATCCGGTATCGGATGAAGACCGTTACGCCGATCGCGATCGAGAGCGCGATGTAGATGGCCTCGCCCAAGTTCACGATCGCCGCCTCCAGTCCTTGAAGGCCTCGATCACGATCACCGCCAGCAGCACCAGTGCCAGCAGCGGCCAGACCAGGGCGATGAAAACCGCCATGCCAAGGCGGACCAGCCACTCCTCGCCATTGTCGCTCGCCACCATCGCCAGGAAGACGATGGCCGAAAGCGCGATGTGGTAGATCAGCACCGCGTTCACGCCATCACCATCCCGCGCCGGTCGCCCAGCGTCTTCAGGATCGCCTCGCGATCGGCGGCCATGTCGCCCGAAAGCGTGAAGGAATAATCGCCCGCGCGCTCGCTCTTCAGCCCGCCCCGGTAGGTCAGGTCCAGCTGCACCAGCTTGATCACCGCCTCGTCGCGCGCGGCCTGGTTGCCCTGCGGCGTGTAGGTCACCTCCACGATCGGCGCCCAGAACTCGCGGCTGTTGGTGCCGCCCAGAAGCCGCTGGAGCGTGCGCCCGCCGTGCAGGATGCGGAAATCGTCCGCCTCCAGCTCGGTCTCGTCGGATTGCAACCCGCTGTTGCCGGGGAACCGCTCGGTGATCGAGATCGGCTCGGCAGTGTCGGCGGGCAGCACCAGCCGCAAGGACCGCATGAAGCGCGAGCTGGGGCTGTCCAGATCGCCGATCGTCACCGTGGTTTCCGCGATCGACCCGAACCGCGCCTCGATCTCCTCGGTCGCGGCAGCGATCATCGCGGTGATCTCCGAGTAGGAAAGATCGGTGCCCGTGCGCTCCATGATGCGGTCGACCAGCGACATCTCAGGCCGCCTCCCCGCGCATCAGTTCCGCCGCCGCCACCAGCTCGATCGCGTCGGCCGGGATATCCTCGCGGATCAGCACGTCGCGCCCGCTCCAGACCGAGAACTCGATCGACGAATGCGGCGGCACGCTGCCGATCGCCTCGTAGCTTTCACCCTCGACCGACTCGCCCCGCTCATCGAGCGGAAAGGCGAACACAGAGGCTGAGCAATCGTGCGTGGTGACGGTGACGGTGGTGGTCATCAGGCGGCGTCCCCGGTCTTGGCTTCACCCTCGGGCTCGCCTTCCGACTTGTCGTCGGCAGCCGCGCCACCCTTGTTCTCGGGCGTGACCTGCTCCTTGTTCTCGGGCGTCTGCTTCGACTTGGCAGCGGGCTTCTTCGCCTTCTTCACCGGCAGCTTGCCGTCGACCAGGCCGAACTCCTCGGCCGCGCTGGCCGGGATTTCATCGCCCGGCGTGGCGTAAAGCGTGGCGGCACGCGCGTCGCCATCGCCCACCAGCGCGGATTTGTCGGCGGTGAGATAGAGGCGCTGTGCGCAGATCATGTTCTGGGACATTGCAGGGTTCTCCTTCTTGAAACGGATCACGTCTTGATGCCGGCTACTGGGCCTTCGCCCAGGTGATGATCAGCCAGCTGCCGGCAGTGTTGGCGGTGGCGATCTCGACGGTTTCGGACGTGCCGGCCGGGATCGACGCATTGGCGAAGCGATCGGTGCGGGCGAGCGCGGCGGTGACCGAGACGACGCTCAGCAGCGTGTCGCCCGCGCGGATACCCGGAACGGCGAAGTTGCCGGGCGCGCCGCCGGGCACGACAGCGGTCCCGACGGTGCGCGGGAAACCTGACTGGGTGTTGGACATGATACTCTCCTGCAAGGGGCTTGCCGGGCGGCTCGGGTCAGGAGCCGCCGGGGAAGCCGGGGCCGGTCAACAGGGAAACCGGCCCCGACAGGGTCAGCGACCGGGCGGGACCGGCCCGGTCGCGAGACAGATCAGATGCCGGTGACGGTGCAGAAGGCCGCCGGACGGAACACCACCAGCGCGGCCCGCATGTCGGCGCGCACGGTCCGCTTACCCTCGACGAACTGGGTGCCGGTATATCCGATCTGGATGTCCACACCCCGGCGCTCGAACAGGCTGATCCAGCTCGGCTCGAAGCTGCCGACAAGCGCGGTGTTCTCGGTCAGGGACTCGTTCTGCACCACCGGCAGGCCCCACAGCCGCTCGATCCCCGTATCGGTCGGGTTACCGAGGATGTAGAGGCCGTCCGTCGTCCGGGTCAGGCGGATTGTCTGCCAGCCGTTCGGGTGTATCAGGTGGTGGGTCGGCATCGCGCGGCCCGTCACGCGGATCTTGGTCATTGCGCGAAGGAAGGCATCCATCACAGGGTCGGCGCCCTTGGCTTCGGTCTGGATGCCTACGGTGTTGAGGATCCCGCGCATATTGGGCGCGGTGCCGTTGCCGGCCATCGCCTGCCCGTCGAGCCGCTGGCGCACACCAAAGCCCAGACGGCCATTGATGTAGCTTTCGACCAGCGCCACGTCCTCAAGCTGCTCGTCGGTCACCGGCAGGCTGTCGGTGATCTTGACCACTCCAACCGACTTTTCGGTGAACTCGAAGGTGCTCTCGGCGAAGGCGGCACCCTCGGCCCGCTCGGCCGCGGCGTGCGTGCGGGTGGTTTCCTCCATGTAGGGAACCGCCGCCTGACCGGTGCGCCCCATCGGCAGGATGTCGAGCAGCTGGATCGGACGGGTAACCGCTTCGACGAAGCCGGGCAGGCGGATGCTTTCCGGGGCGAAGCCCGCGGCGGTGGTCATCAGCGCCTTGTTGCCGATCGTCTCGAAGCGGGCGGCCTTGGCGAGGAACTCGGAAGGCAGCAGATCGTCGAACTGCAGGGTGACCCCGCCAGCAGCACCCGCGCCGTGCCAGGACTTGAATTCCTTGGCCTCGAGCACACGCTCGCCCAGCGACTTGAACTGCGCCTGGTTGGCGGGCTGGCCACCATTGCCCTGGCCGGGATGGATGAAGCCGCGCACACCCTTTTCGCGCGCTTCGTAATCGCCCGCGGCCTTCTCGCCCGCGCGCAGCGTGTCGATGTGCTGACCCAGCTCGTTGGCCTCGGCGTTCAGCTGGGCGAACTTCTCGGCCACCGCGACCGATCCCTTCACCCCACCGCCGAACGCGGTCACCTTGTTGAAGTCGAGCTCGCCGTCGCTCTGCTTGGCCTGCGTCATCACCTCGCCCATCTTTTCCTGGACAGTGGCGAGCTTTTCCTCGGCCTGGGGCCGGGTCAGTTGCTTGATATCGGACATTGTGTTGGTCTCCGTTTGAACTCGAAGACCGTCATGGCGATGCCGCCGATATGGAGGGACCCGGAACGCGTTCCTGCTGTGCGCAAATGATCGCTGGCCGAACAACATCCGAAGTAGAGCGATTGTCTTGATCTGGCAAACACGAACCGGCATCGAACGCGTCATGCCGCCAGCATTCGCCACCGGCGCGCTTGCCTACCCCTGCACCGGCAAGGTGCATATCGGGCGCAAGGCGCACCCAAAGGCGCGTCTCAAAAGCCCTCTAGGGCCGATTTAAGAGGGTTTAAGAGGCCCCTCGCCGAAAATTTGGCTGGCGAGGGGCCTGAAAACGATCCTGAGGCTTTCTGGGGCGTTCTAGGCGAGGTGCCGCTGAGCCGCCCGGATCGCGTCTCCGGCGATCATGCTGGCGTAGATCCGCTCGATCTCTTCCATCGCCTTGGCCTCGGCCTCAAGCAGCGCAGCGTTAGGCCCAGCAGAATGCTCTGGATCGGCCTTCGCCTGCATCAGCACAGCGCCCAGATTGGCGTGGATTTCGTCGAGCTGCTTCAGGCCGGTGGCGCTCAGCTTGCCCGGATCGGCGGCCAGCACATCGGCCATCGTCCCCAGCTGCTCGGTGATCGCCTTGAACTCGCCATCCTTCAGCGCCGCCTTGAGGCCTTTGATGTCGACCGTGCGCGTGCCGCGCCCCGCACCGCGAATGACGGTGGAGACTTCGTGCACATCGACCTGCTTCAGCACCCGGCCCTCGGAAGCACCGCGAAACACCTTCTGGAAATCCATCGCCTGGTAGCCATAGCTCCACTCCTGAACCGGCTCGCCCTTCGCCAGGTCGAACTTCAGCGCCGAATGCCAGTCGCGCCCGGCCTGCGTGTCGAGGTTCATGTGAAGCTCGGCGAAGGCCTTGTCACCTTCCTCGTAGACCCGCGCCTTGCCGAACGGCATCACGCGGCGATCATGCGCGCTGATCAGCGGGCTCCACTGCTCGCCCTTCCAGCTGAAGGCGCCCGGTTCGTAGCTGTCGCCATCGCTGTCCACTGCGGTGAGGTCGGCGAGCAGCGCCAGCCCCTTGCCGCTTTCGGCCATCTCGGTGACGGTGAGGTTCTTGGTCTGCATGGTCGAATTTCCTTATCCGAAGTGGGGGGCAAAGCTCAGCGTGCAGTTGGGTCGCATGTTCTCGGCCATCAGCTGCGCCTGGTCGACGCTCACGATCTTGCCGTCGCGCGCGATGTGGCTCAGCTCGCTGCGCGGCTCGCCAAAGCGCCCGTCGAAGATCACCATCTGCCGCACGCCGTTGGCCCGCGCGGCGGCGATGGTGGAGATGTTCTGCGCGTGCTTGGTCTCGGTCCGCGCGATCAGCAGCGCGCGCTGCTGCGCATTCAGGCGCGGCCCGCCCTCAACCTGGTTGGCGATGCGGTTGGCCAGCGCCTGCGCGCCTTCGCCCTCGGCCCGGCCCTCGGCCAGCGCCTGGAAGATCGCGGCGCGCGTCTGTTCGCCCACGTCGATCAGCCCGGCCCTGGTCCCGCCCTGGGCGATGATCTCGCGCATTACCGGATCAGGGATGCCGGTGGCAAAGCCCGATTGCTCGATCCCCTCGGCCACCTGCCGCGCGACCAGCAGGTAATGCGCCTGGTGCTTGGCCGAAAGGTCCAGCGTCCAGGCCTCAAGGTTCAGCAGCTCGATGATCTGGCGGATCAGGCTGTCATCCGCCTTGGTCTCGATCAGCGCGGTCTCCAGCGCTTTCTCGCCGCTGGCGCGCAGCACGTCGATCGCGATGCGCCCGGCTTCATCGCCCCAGCCTTCGAAGGTGGGCACCAGCACCTGCTCGAACGTCTCGGCCAGCGGGCCTTGCTGGCGCTGCAGCGCCTCGACCAGCACCAGCCCGCGCGCGATCGCCTCGGCGCTGGCCTGCGTCGCATCCTCGGGCAGCCAGTCCGGGCCGATCGGGTTGTCGCTCTTGATCTGGGCAGGCTGCCGCCCGACCTTTTTGCCGGGACCGCGAAGAAGGTTCGCAGCCTTCGCGCCGTCCTCGGTATCGCAGTTCGGGCAGACGCCGCCCTTGATCGGCGCACCGCAATCGCCGCACCAGACCTCTTCCTCGTCTTCGCTCGCATCGGGCGCGGGCAGCGCCATCACCTGCCCCTCGGGCACCACCACCAGGTTGAACGGCCGCACGAAGAAGCGATGGCTGTCATCGGCATCGCGCCCGGTCTCCTGCCGGTATTCGAACAGCGTGATCGCCCCGGCCTGCAGTTCCTTCAGCTTGCGCTCGATCGCCTTGTCCTCGTCCTCCTGCAGGGCGAGGACGGTATCGGTGTTCCAGTAGAGCTCCAGCCGACGCCCGCGCTGCTGCGCGCTGCGCTGGAAATCGGGCAGCAGGCTGCGCTGCAGTTCGTCGGCCAGCTGGCGGGCCAGCGGCAGCACGCCGTTGTGCCAGGCCAGGCGGCGCAGCTCCTCCATCGTCGCGCCGACCTTGGTCTGCTCCAGCCCCGCGCCGAAGCCGACCACCGCGGCCGGGATGCCTAGGCACGCGCACACGCGCTCCTCGGCCCGGTTGGAACCGTGGGTCAGGTTCATCTGCTCGGGATTGAAACCGAAGCTCTCCACCCGCGTATCCGCGCCCATCACCAGCGGCCCGCCGCGATTGTCGCCGCCAAATGCCTGCTTGAACCACGCCTTGGTCGCCTCGACATCGTCGGCCACCGGCATCGATCCGCCGCGCGGGGAAATCACCACGCCCGGCACGCCCATGTTGCGCAGCAGGCTGGCGATGAAGTTGCTCGATTCCAGATCGGTGAAGATCTCGCGGATCACGCCCTGAATGGGCGAGAGGCCCTTCATCAGGTTGCGCGGGTTGAGGCCGTGGCGAAAGTGGACGACATCGGCCGGGTCCAGCACCATCCGGCCCGCCCCAGTGCCCGGCGTGTATTCGTAGTGCGAGATGAAGGCGCCGCCATCCAGCGCAGCCTTGGGCTCCATCATCCACCAGGGCACCCACCACAGCTCGATTGGCTTGCCCACGCCGTTCCTCACCTTCACCAGGTATGCGTTGCCGTCGATCAGGTAGGACAGCACGATCGCGCCCCACAGCGCGATATCGCCGTAGAATTCGTTCGGGCGCTGGATCAGGGCCAGCAGTTCGTGATCCTCCAGCTGCTCGATCTCACCATCGGCCTTGCGCTCGCGCAGCGCCAGGGTCGCCTCGGGCAGCGCGCGCTGCACCCACATGATCGGTGCGGTGACCACGCTGGCATCCAGGCCATCGCCGATCTCGCTCTGGTAATCGAAGCGGGTGCGGCGCAGCAGCCGGTCGAACAGCACCGGCTGCCCCGGATGGCGCATAGCGCGCACGGCGGACATGATCTGGCCGAGCCCCGCCGCCAGCGCCTTGGTGAAGATGTTGCTCATGCCAGGATGTCCTTCAGGTTGGCGAGGGCCTCGTCGGGCAGCCAGATCGAGTTCTCGTTGCCCAGCACCACGCGCCGCAGCACCGCGCCGCCCGGCTTCGACTGGATCGTCACCACGCCGCCCGCGCCGCTCGAAAGAAGGTGCGTGCCCTCCTTCAT